GTTTCCTCTTAAAGGAGTGCCGCCTTGGGTATGTTTATTACCTTGAGTATTGTATGAAGTTTGTATCCAAGCGCCAGGACTTGTATCTACGAAAGTATTAAAAAAATCGGCTTCTGCCACAATGACTTGAACTACTTTACTATCTACTACTTTGGCAAAATGCGACATGATTGCTCCTTTAAGCTGTGTAACTGCCTGATGCAGTAAATTTAATAATGGTATTGCTTCCTGATGTTGTTACTGTGGGGCTTCCAGTTGTAGTACCTGTGTAGTTAGTTGTTGGGACTGAAAGAATTACTACACCACTTCCACCAGAACCTGATGATACTGTTGCAGCACTATTAGCCGAACCAGACGCACCACCACCAGAACCAGTATTTGCAGTTCCGTTTGTGCCATTTGCTTGATATGCACCGCCCGCTCCTCCACCACCAGAACCACCAGAGCCAGGAGTTGCTGGGCCTGAACCAGTAGCACCGCCAGCACCGCCGCCTCCAGCATAGGTTACGCTACTGCCTGTAATAGAAGAAGCTGTTCCTGCACCACCAGAACCGTTTGTAGAAGCACCGCCTACGCCACCAACTGCACTAGAACCACCGCCACCGCCTGCGCCAAATGTTGCAGTTCCATTGCCTCCTGCGTAACCCTGGCCACTAGTTCCAGCACCTCCTGTTCCAGATGCTCCATAACCGCCACCGCCTGAGCCTCCAGAACTAGCGCTACCAGTTAATGCTGCGCCACCTCCACCACCTACTGCAGTTAAAGTTAAGCCAGTTGAATCATTTCCATTATTTCCACTAGTTGTAAGAGTGCTTCCTGTTACTGCCGCACCACCCGCACCAACGGTAAAAGAATAAGTAGTGCCTATATTTAAAGTTGAAGTGCCTGACAATAAACCGCCAGCGCCCCCACCGCCACCAGTTCCATAAAGATTAAGACTAGTATTTGCGCCCGAAGCACCACCAGCAATAATTAAATAACTTGCTGTATAGCTATAAGAACCTAAACTTAAAGGAAGCCAACCATTTGTTGCGCCTGTATAAACTTCATAAGATGAAAATGAAGTGTTATATCTAATCATTGAAACAGCAGGACTAGCTGGTCTTTCAGCAGTAGTTCCTTTTGGAACATTTAAAGAACCAGTTGCGCCACTTAAATCTAAAATTCCTAAATTTGGATTCCATTTAAGTTCAGTAGAGCTTGTATTAATTGCAGTAATTGTTCCGCTTGTAGCGCTTGTAAAAGTTAAATAACGAGTTGCATTAGTCGTTGTATCGTCAGTAACTGTTAAACCAGCAGAAATCGTAGTCCAAGTAGGAGTTGCGCCAGAACCAGCAGAAGTTAAGACTTGTCCGCTAGTACCAAAATTAGTCGTTCCGCTTCCTGCTGGAGTTGTGCCTAAGTTTGTATTAAGACCAATAGCGCCTGTTGCATTAATTACATGGGCAGATTGGCCTGTAGTTCCCCAAGCTAAATAAGTCTTATAACCATTTCCTGAACCAACAGTTATATCACCATCGTGTCCTGAAAAGTAAACTCCATTATTAATACTAAAAAAATCAGCAGGAGTAGAAGCGCTAAATACTGAAGAATTCATGCCAAATTCACCGTAATAGCTTGAATCTGTGCCCGAATCGTTGCTTAATACATAATTGGTAGAAGCTCCAGCAGTAGCGCTTTTATTTTGCATAATTGCTTGCAAATAAGAACCTGAAATTGAAGCGCCTAATGCTAAATTAGTATTTGAACCATTAAAACTTAAAGTAGGTGTAGTGCTAGTAGTTGAACTTGTAGATAAATAAGTAAATGCACCTGTTGATGCTGTTGTAGCACCAATCGTTACGGCATTAAAGCCACTTACTGTAGTACCCAAAGCTGCCGCAGTTGCGCCAAAAGTAATAGAACTATTGGTTAATGCGCTATTGGCAATATTTGAAAGAGTGCCGCCTAAAGTTAAACTTCCGCTAGTTGTTACAGTTCCAGTAAGCGTTAAACCATTAACTGTGCCTGTGCCACTTACTGAAGTTACTGTGCCTGTAGTAGGAGTAGCCCATGATGGAACACCTGAAGCTAAAGTTAAAACCTGACCATTTGTTCCTTTTGCCAATAAAGTAGTTGTATTAGCCGCAGATTGATAAGGCAAAGAACCAGCTGCACCGCCAGCAAGACTTGTTGCTAATGCAGCAGTACCACCAATACTTAAACTCGTTGCTGTGCCTGTTAAACCTGTGCCAGCGCCTGTAAAAGTCGTTGCCGTTACTGCGCCAGCAGTTGTACCGCCAATAGTTACGCCATTTAAAGTACCGCCAGTAATAACAACGCCATTGGCATTTTGGGTAGACATTGTGCCAAGACCAGTAACCTGAGTATTGGCAATAGCAATCGTAGTCGTAGTTGCTGAAGTAATCTGACCTTGAGCATTTACAGCAATTACAGGAACAGCGCTTGCTGAACCATAAGTATTAGCTGAAACGCCTGTATTGGTAATGCTAAATTGATAACCAGTAAGGGTTAACCCTGTGCCAGCAGTATAGTTAGCGGCTGTGGAAAAATTGCTCCAAGTCATTGCCGTTGTGCCTAATGTACCGCCTGGTTGTGCTGTGCAATACCAAGCACTTCCAGCTTGACCTCCATACTCTACAAAGACTAAAGCGCTAACATATTGCGACCAAGTTGTAGAACCTGTAGCATAAGTCCAAGCACCAGTATTAACGGTATAAATGCCGTTTTGAGCTGTGTTTGATTGGTTTTTAACTAATACTGTATTACCAGCTACTAAAACTACTGTATCAACTGTTTGAGTGCCTGAAAGCGTAATATTAACAGTTGTGGCCGCAGTTACAGGCGCTTTCCAACTAATTCCAATGGCTACTGAATCGACATATAACTTATTTGTTATGTCATAAGAACCTGATGGCGTTGCATTTATTTGTCCGCTACTAAATACAGCAGTAGATGGAACAGAAGCTCCAATCGTAGTGCTGTTTATGGTGCTATTAGTAATGGTTAACCCTGATTGAATTGGGTTAGCAGTCGCATAAAAAGGAACGCCTTGGCCTATAAATGTATTAAAACTTCCATCTACATTAAAATAAGCCTGAACAGGCAATAGATTCTGAACAGTCGAATTAGCTGGACTAGCCATTAAAGTTTACCTTCACCTGGAGTAATTTCAAGGCTTGTTGCAGCGCTTGCAATAAACCAAGCATTAGGTGGAATTCCGCTAAATACAGCTACTCCAAGAGCAGGAATAGACAATACATTAGCAATACCAGCCGCAGTAGGAGTAGTAGCAACAGGCGTTACAGTTGCATCATTAGGCTCTTGAGGAGCCCAGCCTACACGAACAATAGACGAAGTTAAATTCATTATCCGATAAGCAGTAGGGTAAATATTGTTGTTGGTTTTAGCTTGAACAGCCGATGTTCCAACTAAATAAGTAGCCCCAAAAGGGGAAAAAGCTGAATCATAAGCCATTTTTAAGCTCCTTAAACTACATTTACTGGAACAGGACTATCTTCACAAGTGCTAATTTTTAACAACAAAATTCCAGCAGTTTGAGTTGCAGATGAACCAGTAGAGTTTACTAAACGAACCGTCACTTGATTTGCTGTATTTGTGTAAGCATTTCCAATAGAAATTCCTGTTACCAAAGAGCCATCAAATTGAGCCTGCACAAAGTCATTAGGCTGAACGCCTGGAACAGTTATGGTTACCTCTGATGTAGTTCCTGAAATAGTCGTGGATGGTAATGTTACTTGAGCAATAGAAGCCGATAATATATTGCCACGAGTAATTGTGGTTTTAGACATAATTTTTTCCTTTAAATAAAGTAATTTAGTATAGATTAATTAAGAAAAAAAGCCATACCTTTTGAGCATGGCCTTTTTCTAAAACTAAATCAAATTAAGACAATACTGAAAAATCATAACCATAAATATAAATATCAAATGTAGCTGCTGCACCTTGAGCAGTTGCAATATTGACATAAAGATTTTGAACACTTTGAGTGCCTGTGGCTGCAACTGTGTATTGATTTACAACAGTAGGGCCTGTATTAGGAGAAAGTGCTGTTGCTGCTGCAACAATAGCTGTACCTTGCTTGGCTGCTGCTGTGTAAACAGCAAAAGTGGCAGTAGTTAAGCTAATTGAAGCATTGACAACGATTACTTGATAAACAGAAAAATTGCTTGAATTGATAATTTGCAACGCAGTATCACCCGCAAAATTTGCATTTACACCTTGCTTAACCGCTAATAGACGGATAGATTGGTTTGATGTTACATTTTGTGGATGTTGCGAAGTAGTAATTGCTGGGCCTGGATTTGACATAATGTTTTCCTTTTATATTAAGTTAATTAAGCTGCAACTCGGCAGGCGAGTTCTTGATACAAAGGAGCCCAACCATAAAGCACATCAACACGAGTAGGAATCGAGTCATTGTTAATGGTGTATTGACGAACTACACGCATTGACAGACCAATTTCCTTGTCGCTTGCACGACCTGCAAAGTGAACTCCCTCTGGTAACTCTAGGTCAGCCATGGCTAAAGTGAAAGCATTACGATGCATAACGATATTTTGTGGGCTTACAACGCCATTGCCGCTTGCATTGTATTGGCTTGCAAAAAATGTTACAGCCGCAGTTGCACTAGCACTTGGAATCGATACATTTTGGAACTGACCGCCTGAAATAACAGCAGGAGAAACAGTTACCGAAACGCTTGAACCTGAAGCTACGGTTGCAGCAGATTTAACTACGAATGAACGCAATTTGTTTGTGCCGTAGGGTTGACGATTTTGTGGGTTAGTTGCATAAACACCAGCAATCGTAAAGGTATCACCAGCATTTAAGTTGATTGTGCCAGTATTA